TCTGGAGCTTATCAGTAAACAGAGAGGTTCGAAGTGAGCGAAATTAATTATCAGGCACTGCGTGAAAAGGCAGAAAAAGCAACTAAAGGGAGCTACATCGTAGGGCATACATCTGTTAATCGGCATGGCAATTTAACAGGAGTTTTTGTTTGTCAAAAATGGAAAGAAGAACCCGGTGGTGTGATTGCGGAATGTCATGTTAACTGCCTGGTTGAAACAGATGTTCAGGCTTATGCAAACGCTGAATTTATTGCTGCTTTTAATCCAAATGTTGCGCTGGCACTGCTGGATGAACAGGAAAGGAACCAGCAATACATCAAACGCCGCGACCAGGAGAACGAGGATATTGCGCTAACGGTAGGGAAGCTGCGTGTTGAGCTTGAAGCAGAAAAACAGCGGGCAAAAGTTCTATTTATGGAAAATGCTCGGCTTAAGTCAGGCATAGCCGGTCTGATACACCTCGGTATTCGATATGCAGATGTTGAGGTCATGAAAATTGCTGGAGATGCCCAGCTTTCTACTCCATGCACTGACAGCATCATAAACAGCATTGCAGCAGGCATTTTCACCAAAGAGGGGGCAGCACGATGAGAACACTAGAGGTTCGCGCTGAAGACGTAATCCCTGGTGATGTGCTCATAACATCTAAAGGTCAACAATGTGCGGTTAAATCTTTTTGGATGGAAAATGACAAAGTGACTTCAGTTCGGTACGGATGGTTCCGAAACTGATTATGACTATGACGAATTGCTTGTTATTGAGAGAGCTGCCTAATGACCACCTTTACCAAAGAACAGTTAATCTCCCATGCACGCGAAAGCGTTAGTTATCTGGAAAACTTGAAAGGACGTGTTAGCAAAGAAGGTGCGGACTGCAAAGTTGTTATTGAGATGGTTGCACGAGATCTAAAACTGGCACGAATTGCACTGGCCTCGCTGGAAGCAAAACCAATAGGTGCATTCCACATTGCAGAACAGCAAGTTGACGGCACAAGTGACTACATCAAGGATGGGGAATGGCCTATTGATAATGGAATTATTGAGGTCTACGCCGCTCCCCCCGTTCCAGTAGTACCGGAAGAAAAACCAATGCCTAATCCTCTTAGCATGTACGCGGTTGATGCTGTTGCCGCTATTGCAGAGGTGAGAGGCTGGAACGCCTGCCGCGCTGCAATGCTTCAGAGAAAAGGAGAGTGATATGACCACTATAACCGATAAGAAACAGTATCCAGGCGAGCAATATCTTAATGAGCTGATCACCAACATAGAGTTTGCGGCAAGGGCACCAGTTGAAGTCGTGAGAGCGATGGCAGCAGAGCTACAGAAGCGGCGCGAAGCTGATAGTGCAGAACCTGTAAGCCAAACTTACAAGTTAACTTTTGAGCAATGGCTGGAACAGCAGCACGGCAAAATTGATGTTGATTGCGGCTGTGTGAGCACTGAAACGCTTCTGCACTGGATGCGTGTGGCGTATGAGGCTGGCAACTCTCCGGTAATTCCGGATGGTTGGATAAACTGTAGTGAGCGAATGCCGGATACAAAAACAGCCGTTCTTGTTGCCGTGGAGTTTGGCAGGAAAGGTGACTGGCGAATGAAATGGGCGACTTACATCCCGGGGCATCCTGACGCTAATGATGGGTGGATAATTCCTGGTGCGTCGTGGAAACCGTCACACTGGATGCCGCTACCAGAGCCTCCACTTTGAAAGCGAAGCTTATACATATCTTTTACATCAGCAATCTATTGTTAATCTCCAATCAATGTTACGTTGTCATCTCACTCATGCTTTGGAGGTAGTGATATGTCTTGTCCAAAATGCGGTTCTGGAAATATTGCAAAAGAAAAAACAATGCGTGGATGGTCTGATGATTATGTGTGCTGCGATTGCGGATACAACGACTCTAAAGACGCATTTGGAGAGCGTGGTAAAAACGATTTTGTCAAAATTAATAAAGAACGCGAAGGCAACGAAAAAAGCTAATTTATTTATTCATATATGAAAACAATGTAACCAATATTCGAATTGAAGAACTGAAAGAACACCAAGCCGCCTGATGGCGGTTTTTTCTTGCCTGATTTGCAGGTTCGATTCCCTATTCGGAGATAGCACTCATGCAACACGAACTACAACCTGATTCACTGGTTGATTTGAAATTCATCATGGCCGATACTGGCTTTGGTAAAACCTTCATCTACGACCGGATTAAGTCCGGCGACCTGCCAAAAGCCAAAGTTATCCACGGTCGAGCAAGATGGTTATATCGTGACCATTGTGAATTCAAAAATAAGCTCTTAAGCCGCGCCAATGGGTAAAATAGCGGGTAAAATATTTCTCACACCTAAAAAACACCATTCCAATCAATCCCCTGCTGCCTCAAGTAGATGTCTGCAGGGGACACCATTTATCCTTCCAACGAAATCTACCTTCCCCGCGTAAAAGTTGGGTTTGGCAGCACACTTGCCCTAAATCTACTCATTTTCCCTGCAACAGGTTGAAATCTCAGCACTGTGCGGCGATGACTAAACAGCCCCGGGCCTGGCAATGTAATCATCACACAGAATCCTGATCGCGAAATCTGGCTTGACTCGATACTTCACTCCGCAATGCATTCCTTGATGGATTAGCAGGCCCGTGATACACGGGACAGGTCGCTGAATTACGACAATTTCCTGGAAATCAGCGAACCGCGTATCCTGAGTACATTTGAGCGACTGTTCCAGAACATGAATGAGGCGTTTGGATTAGGCGATTATTAGCCGCGATAAGCATTTTGGTATTATTATTTTCCGGTTGAGGGATATAGAGCTATCGACAACAACCGGAAAGAGTTTACGTCTATATTGCAGAAGGTACAGGCGTTTCCATCACCATTTGCTCACGTTTTTTACTCAGGAAGAAAATGCCAAATAACAACATCAGGCAGACAATACCCGAAATTACGAAGAAAACCGTCTGGTAACCTGCATGGTCAAAAAGTATTCCAGTCGGCGTTGAAAGCAACACAATCCCCAACGAACTGGCAATTTGAAAACCAATCAGAAAGATCGTCGACGACAGGCGTTTATCAAAGTTTGCCACGCTGTATTTGAAGACGGAAATGACACACAGTGGAACCTCAATGGCATGTAACAGCTTCACTAATGAAATAATCCAGGGATTAACGAACAGTGCGCAGGAAAGAATACGCAACGCCATAATCACAACACCGATAAGTAATGCATTTTTTGGCCCTACCCGATTAACAAAGAAAGGAATAATGGCCATGCACAGCGCTTCGAGTACAACCTGGAATGAGTTGAGATAACCATACAGGCGCGTTCCTACATCGTGTGATTCGAATAAACCTGCATAAAAAACAGGAAAGAGCTGTTGATCAAAAATGTTATAGAAAGACCACGTCCCCACAATAAATATGACGAAAATCCAGAAGTTTCGATCCTTGAAAACTGCAATAAAATCCTCTTTTTTTACCCCTCCCGCATCTGCCGCTACGCACTGCTGATCCTGATATTTAAAACGCATGTTGATCATCATAAATACAACGCCAAATAGCGAAACCAACCAGAAGTTGATATGGGGACTGATACTGAAAAATATGCCAGCAAAGAACGCGCCAATCGCATAGCCAAAAGATCCCCAGGCGCGCGCTGTTCCATATTCGAAATGAAAATTTCGTGCCATTTTTTCGGTGAAGCTATCAAGCAGACCGCAGCCCGCCAGATACCCCAAGCCAAAAAAGAGCGCCCCCAAAATTAGACCTACAGAAAAATTGCTTTGCAGTAACGGTTCATAAACGTAAATCATAAACGGTCCGGTCAAGACCAGGATGAAACTCATACACCAGATAAGCGGTTTCTTCAGACCGAGTTTATCCTGGACGATGCCGTAGACCATCATAAATAGAATGCTGGTAAACTGGTTGACCGAATAAAGTGTACCTAATTCCGTCCCAGTCAACCCTAGATGTCCTTTCAGCCAAATAGCGTATAACGACCACCACAGCGACCAGGAAATAAAAAAGAGAAATGAGTAACTGGATGCAAAACGATAGTACACATTTCTGAATGGTATATTCAGTGCCATAATTACCGTAAGCGTCAACGGAGCACCGTATTGACGCTTATTTATTGGTGAGTACTACGTTCCATGGCAGGAGTTCGTCAACTCGGTTGGAAGG